TATCGAAGTTGGTGAATACATCATCATTGAATGTTATCGCAAACTAGATCCAACAACTTGGACAGACATTTATAATGACCTTTGGTTAAAGAAGTACTCTACTGCTCTAATCAAAAGGCAGTGGGGTGAGAATCTAATGAAGTTTAATGGTGTCACTATGTTAGGTGGTGTCACTATGAATGGTGGTGCTATCTATGAAGCAGCACTTGCTGAAATAGAAAAACTTGAAGAAGAAAGTAAACTTACCTGGGAGGAACCTCTCCTTCTTGACATTGGTTGATGGTATGAAATGGCTAAAGACAAGCATATCAACCAAACCTCTTTGCGATGCTCTTGGCATTGAATGGGATAGTGAGTTTATTACCGTCACTAAAGAAGAACTAGAGAAAGAGGGAATGACTCTGGACGAGAATGGGAGAGATATGACCCATTTCTGGTACGGTAAGAAAGGAGAAACGCCAAGTCCTGATGTGATTGCGAAAAGGCTTGCTTCAATGGATATAGAAGCGATGAAGAAGAAAAACTCCGAGTCGTTGAAGAAGTATTGGGAAACCGCAGATAGAAGTAAACATTCTAAGATAATGAAAAGAGTATCGAAGGGTAGAAAGAGTCCTAACCCGGAAGGTCATAAGAACGGTTGGGAAACAAGACGGGCGAAGTACGGCCCCACAGGTAGATCCTAATGCCTACAAATCATTACTTCTCCAAAGGCACTATCACAGAGCAATATCTTTATGAGGACCTCGTCATTGAGGCCTTGCAGATATATGGCCACGATGTTTTCTACCTTCCCAGAACACTAGTCAATAAAGACCAACTTTTTGGAGAAGATCCTCTCAGCAAGTTTAACGATGCTTATTCCATCGAAATGTATATGGAGACTGCCGAAGGTTATGAAGGTGAGAAAGAACTAGTAACCCGATTTGGTTTAGAAATACGAGATGAAACAACTTTTGTTATTGCTCGTCGGCGTTGGTTAGACCTAATTGCACACGACGCCAATCTGATTACTTCCGTTAGACCTGGAGAAGGTGATTGGATTTATATGCCTAATGTTAGGCGTTTATTTGAGATTAGTTTTGTAGATATAGATGACCCATTCTATCAGATAGATAATCTACCGGTCTACAAACTTTATTGCCGTACTGTTGAATACTCCGATGAGAGAATTGACACAGGCATTGATGCTATTGATAACATTGAAACTGATAACACAGGCGATGCATTACAATGGCAGTTCCTTTCTGAACAGGGAGCAACTACAAACTATGTTGAGAATATCGAACTTGAACGAGGTACTGACCTATACGGTACTGGTACTGTCGAACTTGAAACGGCCACAGATGGTGGCACCGGTGTTCTTACAGGTGAAACTGAAACTGGGTTTGGTTCTATAATGACAGAAGAATCAACATCGAAATACTCCTTCTTCATCATCAATGAAGAATATGAGGTTACTACATTTGATCCGTTGGCAGACAATGATTGGATTGAAGATGCGATTACAAGTTCTACAGACCCAGTGTTAGATTTCACAGAGAAGAATCCTTTTGGTGAACCAGCGGAGAGTATATAAATGTTAGGACAATATTTTTACAACGAAAGTCTGAGAAAGACTATCATTGCTTTTGGTAGTTTATTCAATGACATTCAAATCACAAGAAAAGATAGTTCTGAAAGTACAGTACAAACTATGAAAGTTCCTTTGGCCTATGGACCAAAGCAGAAGTTTATCACACGACTTACACAAGATCCTGGGGCCACACAACAGGTCGCATTGACTTTGCCTCGTATTGGGTTTGAGATTCAGTCGTTTGATTATGACTCTACAAGAAAACTAAATAGAACTATAAGACAGAAAAAAGTTTCTAATACTACCGATAAGAAGCTGAAACAGATGTCTACTCAGTATACACCTGTGCCTTATAATATGAATTTTGAATTATTTGTTATGGCAAAGAATAGTGATGATGGAATACAGATTATTGAGCAGATACTTCCGTTCTTTCAACCGGAGTATACTGTGTCGATAAAAGAAGTTCCTGACATGGACATTGTTCGTGATGTTCCTTTTGTGCTCAACAGTGTTGGGTATGAAGATACATACGAAGGTGACTTCCAGACAAGACGAGCAATCATTTACACACTATCATTTACTGCTAAGTCATACGTCTACGGTCCTGTTACAACTGCCAAACCAATCACAAAGGTATCAGCCGATACATACACTGATCTACCGGCAACTGCACCTACCAGAGTACAACGGTTTACGGTTCAGGCTACTGGTACAGGTGATGACGATGACAACTTTGGATTCAACGAATCAACATCGGAATGGGTGTAAAACTCTCGTATTATTATGAGTAGAATTGACGATGCGATTAGTGATGCCCTCGGTGTCACCAAAGATATCAAACAAGAGATTATTGATCCAAAACCCCTCGCCAGACGCACTGAGATAGTGCCTGACGATAGTTCGGAACATATCGACACAGACTACAAGTACAGTCGGGAAAACTTCTACAATCTCATTGAGCGTGGTCAGGACGCGATAGACGGCATACTTGATTTAGCGAAAGAACAAGAACACCCTAGAACCTATGAAGTGGCAGGACAACTTATCAAAACAGTTTCGGAAGTGACGGAACGATTGGCAGACTTACAAGAAAAAATGCAGAAACTAAAAGAGGTTCCTGATAAAGGTCCTAGTCATGTGACTAATGCACTATTTGTGGGCTCTACAAAAGAACTTCAATCGCTACTGAAGAATAAAGATGGTTGAAACTTATAAAGGCAACCCTAATCTAAAATCTGCTTTAGTTCGTCAAGAGTTTACACAAGAGCAAGTAAAAGATTTTATTAAGTGTTCTCAAGACCCTATTTACTTTATTGAGAAGTATGTCAATATCGTAAGTATTGATGAGGGTCTTATACCTTTTAATATGTATCCTTTTCAACAGGAGATTGTAAAAACATTTCACGAAGAGCGTTTTACAATCTGCAAACTACCACGACAGTCTGGTAAGTCTACGGTTGTTTTATCTTATCTAATACATTACATCATTTTTAATGATAATGTAAATGTTGCTATTCTTGCTAACAAAGCGGCAACAGCAAGAGACCTGTTATCTCGTTTACAGATGGCTTATGAGCATCTACCCAGTTGGTTACAGATGGGTGTGATGAACTGGAACAAAGGGTCGTTAGAGTTAGAGAATGGTTCTAAGATACTTGCGGCATCAACATCGGCATCTACCATTCGTGGTGGTTCATACAACATCATTTTCCTTGACGAGTTTGCGTTTATTCCATCAAACATCGCAGAGGCATTCTTTTCTTCTGTGTATCCTACAATCTCATCTGGTCAGAAATCAAAGGTGATGATTATCTCTACACCACACGGTATGAATATGTTTTACAAGATGTGGACAGAGGCAGAGAACGGCACTAATGAGTTTAAACCAATCGAAGTGCATTGGTCGGAAGTGCCTGGTAGAGATGAGGCCTGGAAAGAACAAACGATTAAGAATACAAGTGAACAACAGTTTCTACAAGAATTTGAATGTTCCTTCTTGGGTAGTGTTGATACTTTAATATCACCCACAAAGATACAAACGATACCACACATAGACCCAATGGAAAGAAGTGCTGGGTTTGATGTTTGGGAAAGACCTAAGAAAGAAAATCAGTATTGTATTACTGTTGACGTTGCTCGTGGTTCATCAAACGACTATTCAGCATTTGTTGTAGTAGACATTACAACCATACCCTATAGAGTAGTAGCAAAATATCGTAGTAATGAAATCAAACCTCTTATCTTTCCCGACATTATCTATCGTGCGGCAAAAACATATAATGATGCCCATATTTTAGTAGAGATTAACGACATTGGTGGACAGGTGGCAGACGCATTACACCACGACATGGCATACGAGAATATCATACAGTCACAAGTCAAAGGTCGTCTTGGTCAGATAGTCAGTAGTGGATTCGGTGATGGGGAAAGTGATCTGGGTATTCGTACAACCAAGTCATTAAAGCGAATAGGATGCTCTACCTTGAAACAACTTATCGAGGGTGACAAGTTACACATACCCGACTTTGATATCGTCGTGGAGATGAGTACATTCATTCAGAAGGGGCAATCCTTTGAGGCTGAGGATGGTGGAACAGATGACTTGATGATGTGTCTGGTATTCTTTGCGTGGTTGACTGACCAACAGTATTTTAAAGAGCTAACAGATGATGATATTCGTAAACAACTATTTGATAGTCAGAAGGATGTTATTGAAGCAGATATGGCACCGTTTGGGTTTATTGATGATGGTGTACATTATGGAGATGACTTAGCTCCCTTTGTAGATACCGATGGTGACTACTGGCGGCCTGTAAAGAATTATCCTGATTGGAGTTAGAAAGGAGCCTTTTCTTCTCCCCATTCTTTATCCACAATACAGTTTCGACAGACGGGTTTACATTCATCTATCAGGTCTAGTGCTTCTTTTCTTTCCTTTGTTTTTTCTCCATAACGATAATATAGAGCTGTGATTTTCTGATCGTATGGATACCAAATTAGATACCTCTCTGTTGGTTCGCCACAGACAATACAACTCTCCCCTTTGAAAGTTTGAAGATGTGTTACAACTCTTTTTCTAGGATATCTAGTTTTTAGTATTGGTGGTAGAGTATCTAAATCCACACCTTTTCTTCCCCTAGTTTCCACCGTCTTTACTGCTCTCATTTTATTATCTCCTTCTAACAATGTATTCATTTTGTCTATCCAATGTTGTTCTCTTTCTAGTAACTCTGTATTATTTCCATCAACAATCTCACACACCTCATACTTGTATTGGTCGTATGGATAGTTGATTAGATGTTCACCCCACCTGTTGTAAATGTTGAGAGACTTGCCTACATACACTGGCCATAGGTCATCACCTTGTTTTTGTTTTATAACATATATTCCTTTCATAACAAACTCCTGTGTCCTTATTATTTATCAAAGTTAGAATAATAAGGAGACAGATGTTTATTTAGAGAACCCAAAAAAACTAAATAACTGTAACAACAAAAAATTGAGGTATAATCTTTGTTATGGTTGTAAAACAATAATAACCAAGGAGAAATAGAAAAATGGTTGATCTAGTTTCACCTGGTATTGCTATTAAAGAGAAAGACCTAACGACTTCTGTTAGGAATGAACCTACTAGTATTGGTGGTATTGCTATCATTGCAGAAAAGGGTCCTGTAGATCAGGTAGTGACCATTTCAAGTGAGCAGCAATTGGTAAATATTTTTGGGAAACCAAATACAACAAACCATCAATATTGGTATAGTGCTGCGTCTTTCTTGATGTATAGTAATACATTAAAGGTCGTTAGAATTGAGACAACTGGTGCGGTTAATGCTTGTGCGTCCGGTACACCAATTCTAATCAAAAATAATAAGCACTACACAGATGGTGATGGATCCACAGGTCCTTACGACGATGGTTCTGCTAATGTGGGCGTTTTCGCTGCTCGAAGTGCTGGTAGTTGGGGTAACAGTTTGCGTGTTGAAATGTGTAATACGGCTGCTGGTTATTCCGAGACTGCCAAAACAACAACATCCGCTACTGAACCAGCGGGGGAAGTTGTTGTCGCTTTGACTTCTGCAACTGGTTTTGCGGTAGGTGATATTATCTATCTACAGGAAGCTGACGGTCAGAAATATCGTATTACTGCTCTCGCTAGTCTTAATGCGACCATCGTAAGATACCCAACCGCCGCAGCAACAGGTCTTGCTTCGGCAATTGCATCTGGTACTAACGTAGACCGTGAATGGCGTTGGGCAGAACAGTTTGAAAGAGCACCCGGTACTTCACAGTATGCTACTGATCGTGGTGGTGCTAATGACGAATTGCATATCATTATGGTTGACGAAAATGCCGGTATCTCTGGTGTTGAAAATGAAGTCCTTGAGAAGTTTGAAGCACTATCTAAAGCTGCTGATGGTCTTACAGATGAAGGTAATGCTAACTATTATGCTGACGTACTCTACTTGAGTTCAGATTATGTTTACTGGATGGATCATCCAGCAGGCGCAACTAATTGGGGCTCTAATGCTGGTGCTACAACATTTAGCGCACCAACAGCTGCTCTTGATGCCTCAAGTTTGACCGGTGGTGTTGGTGGTACAACAGCTCCTACTGAAGGCCAAAGACAACTTGCTTATAGCAGACACTTTTCAGATCCTGATATCGAAGATGTCAACATACTTCTTGCTGGTCCTGCTACTGTAGATAACGCTGGTGGTACAGTTCACGGTGTGTTTATGACTGATTTGGTTGAAAAACGTAAGGATTGTGTTGCTTGTATCTCACCTGATAAGACTGATGTTGTTAATGTGAACAATTCGTATACTCAGTCCACGAATGTCAAATCTTATTTTGATTTACTTAGTAGTTCCTCATATACAATATTTGATAGTGGATATACCAAACAGTATGACAAATACAATGATGTTTATCGTTGGATACCTCTAAATGGTCATATAGGTGGTTCTTGTGCTCGCACTGATTATCTTGAAGATCCATGGTGGTCACCTGCTGGTCTTACCCGCGGACAGATTCGTGGTTCAGTTGCAATCGCTTTTAATCCAGCACAAGTAGAACGTGATCTACTTTATCGTGCTCGAATTAATCCAGTTGTTACGTTCCCGGGCGAAGGTACAATGCTTTATGGTGACAAAACAGGATTGTCTAGAAATAGTGCTTTCAGTCGTATCAATGTGCGTCGTCTATTCCTCACAATCGAGGAGGCCATTAAGGTTGCTGCTCGGTCAGTGCTCTTTGAGTTCAATGACCAGTTTACAAGAGACAGCTTTAAGGCAATGGTTGATCCTTACTTGCGTGATGTTCAGTCTCGCCGTGGTATCATCGACTACTTAATTGTTTGTGATGAAACAAATAATACAGGTCAAGTCATTGATAACAATGAGTTCCGGGCTGATTTTTATATCAAACCAGCAAGGTCAATCAACTTTGTAACACTAACCTTCATTGCAACCCGCACAGGTGTGGATTTCGCTGAAGTAGTTGGTCGGGCATAAGGGGGTAATGAAAAATGGCTAATCTAAATACATTTGTTCAAAAACTCGCCGGTGGCGGTGCTCGTGCTAACCAATTTGAAGTTAGTATCACGGGCGGTCCTTTTGCTGCAACAGACTTGTTTACATTTCTGTGTCGTGGTGCCCAAGTTCCTGCTCAGACAATTGGTGAAGTTCCTGTACCTTATCGCGGTCGCCAGATTTATGTAGCTGGTGATCGTCTATTTGATGCATGGACTGTAACCGTATTCTCGGATGCAGCTTGGAACATCAGAAGTCAGTTGGAACAGTGGTCAAATCTTATGCAAAATATGGGATCTGATACAACTGGTGCAACATCTCCCGATGCTTATTATGGAACAGCTGAAGTTCGTCAAATGGATCGTAATGAGGCTACAGTTAATACATATTCTTTGTATCAAATTTGGCCTACAGTTATAGATCCTATTGATCTCGCTTATGACACAAATGATGTTATTGAAGAATTTGGTGTCACATGGCGCTTTAACTATATGACTTCATCCGGAGGCGGTGGTACAGTCTAAATAATACTCGACCATAAACTTGTATAAATAGTTATATGGCAGAATTATTTGGATATGAAATAAACAGGAAGAAAGAGGCGGCAAAGGGTAAATCCTTTGTCGCCCCTTCCGACGAAGAAGGTACACTAGATATTGCTGGTGGTGCTGGCTTTTTTAGTCAGTATGTCAATCTTGACAAGTCAGCGAAGAATGACTGGGACCTAATTCGTAAGTATCGTACAACATCTGAAGCTCCAGAGTGCGATCAAGCAATTGAAGATATTGTCAATGAGTCTATTACAGCTGACGAAACAAACAGTTCCGTAAAACTCGACCTTGACCAGGTAGACTTGTCCAAGTCTATCAAAAGTAAAATCGTAACAGAGTTTGATGAAGTTCTACGTTTGTTAGAATGGAAACATCGTGCGCACGATGTCTTTCGTCGTTGGTATGTTGATGGGCGTTTGTTCTATCATAAGATGATTGATGAGAAACAGTCACGAAAAGGTATGACTGAACTACGTTACATTGACCCCAAGTTTATCAAGAAGGTTCGCCTTGTAGAGAAAGATAAAGGCAGTCAGAAAAGTGAGGGTATGGATTTAGTCAAGCGAGTTCAAGAGTTTTACATTTATAATGAAGCAGGTGTCTATCCAGGTTTAACAGGTATCGGTGGTCCCGGTGTAAAGAATTCACAGGGTCTCAAAGTTTCGCCTGACAGTATTGCTTATTGCACATCTGGTATCTTCAATCCAACAACTAAACAAGTTTACGGTTATTTGCATAAGGCAATCAAACCAACAAACCAACTCCGCATGATGGAAGATGCGACAGTTATCTATCGTATCAGTCGAGCACCAGAACGGAGAATCTTCTACATTGACGTAGGCAATCTACCCAAACCTAAAGCAGAAGCTTATCTCAAAGATGTGATGAGTCGTTATCGCAATAAGGTAGTATATGATGGTTCTACTGGTGAGGTCAAAGATGACCGTAACCAAATGTCTATGTTAGAGGACTTCTGGTTGCCACGACGAGAAGGTGGACGAGGTACAGAGATTACAACCTTACCCGCAGGTCAGAACTTAGGCGAGATGGAAGATGTACAATATTTCCAAGAAAAACTTTACAAGTCTCTCAACATTCCTATCTCACGATTGCAATCTGATTCTGGTTTCAATATGGGTCGATCAGCGGAGATTACACGGGACGAAATAAAGTTTACAAAGTTTATTCAGAGATTGCGAAAACGATTCTCTCTATTGTTCCAAGACTTACTCAAGACTCAGTGTGTACTGAAAGGTATTATGACTGCTGAAGATTGGGAGGAGATGAAAGAAGGTATTATCTTTGACTTCAATGATGACAATCATTTCTTTGAATTAAAAGATGCGGAACTTCTAGAGTCGCGAATCAATCAGTTAAATGCAGTCACAGAGTATGTTGGTACATATTATTCTATCGAATGGGTGAGAAAAAATATTCTTAAACAAACCAAAGAAGAAATGGAACAGATTAATAAACAGATTGAAGATGAGAAAAATACAGGCCAAGTTGATCCTAATGCTGGTAGAGATATGGGTGGTCCAGAAGGTGGATTCGGTGATCCAAGTCGAGGTGTAGAACAAGAACCCGATTGGAATAACCCTGATAACTGGGAAGATGATGGTGATGAGCCCGAGGATGAGGCTGCATAAAAATTATTAATAATAAATATTAGAAAACTATAAGGAGATATTATTATGGCAAACAGTAGAGATATTATTGGTGCTGTTGCAAACGGTGATCTAAACAAGGCTAATGACATTTTCAATGATGTTATGGTTGCAAAGGCATCTGATGCTTGGGACGCTGCCCGTATGGACGTGGCTCGTACAGCATTTGATGATGTTACTCCAGAGGTTACTGATGAACCGGTAGACACTGGTATCACAGGTGATCCTGAGGAAGTTCCCGAAGAGGAAACAGAGGAATAATAAATGAAACTAATATCAGAACACATTGATAGTATTGAATACCTAGTCGAAAAACCCGATGACGGTCCTAAAAACTATCGCATCAAAGGTGTGTTCATGCAGGCGGAGATGAAGAACCGTAATGGTCGTATGTATCCTATGTCTGTATTAGAGAAAGAGGTTAGACGATATAACAAAGAGTATGTCAACCAGAACCGAGCCTTTGGTGAGTTGGGACATCCTGATGGTCCAACAGTAAACCTAGAAAGGGTATCTCATATGATTACCGATTTGCATCCTGATGGCAAGAACTTTATCGGCGAAGCAAAGGTAATGGATACACCTTACGGAAAAATCGTAAAGAATCTTATTGATGAGGGTGCCAAACTTGGTGTTTCGTCAAGAGGCATGGGTTCATTAGAGCCTCGCCGAGATATGCAGGTGGTCAAAGATGATTTTTATCTGGCTACTGCGGCCGACATCGTTGCAGATCCTTCTGCTCCTAATGCTTTCGTGGAAGGCATCATGGAAGGCAAGGAGTGGGTTTGGGACAACGGCATTATAAAAGAAATGGATATTGAATCATATAAAAGACAATTGAAGGTGAAATACGCAAAACGCTCTGCTCAGGTTGAAAATCGCGTAAAAGTGTTTGAAGATTTCATGTCAAAAATCTGAATATGATAAATAACTAATATTCTAACACAATAAGGGAGTTATCTAACAATGACAGATATCAACACCGAGCTAGAGCATATCGCTGAAGAAGAATTTGAAAGCGATACGCAACTAGACGAAGTAGCCGCAGATGCCCCAAAGAAGGGTGCCGCCCC